TGTTTCGGTTGCTAAATAAAAGCCATTTTCTGTTGTAAATTCTGTAGCTAATGTTTGAGTAGGATCAAATTCTCTTTCCCATTGCCTTTTGTTAGCTACCATAGCAAAAGCTTTTTGCCTTTTCCAATACATCTTAGCCATTAAAGTCTAAACCTTAGTTTTCTGCGACCAATTCTTTGCCTTTCTGTTAAAGACCTTATTTCTTCTTGAATTTCTTTAATAAGAGGAGAATACTTTGTGATAACTTTGTCATTCTTTTTCTTACTAATTCCCCCAAATGGTGTGCCTTCATACGAGCCACCTTTAACTCCAGTTTTAGAGTCTCCAGGAGTTTTTGTAGACTTGTGTTCATAGTCATATTTTGTAGCCTCTTTTTTGTTTTGTTCGTTATTTGATTTAAGCTGTTTGCCACTATAAGTAGGTGCTTTTGCTTCTGATTTAATGTCCTCATGCTCTTCATCAGAGTCCATAAGACCATCTAGCATATCCATTAAAGAGTCTAATTCTGTTTCTGGCTCTGGATCACTAGCAAAGCTAAGTGCGTTTTCTGCAAGAAACTCATCTATAGAGGGAGTATCTTCATTGTTTTCATCATAATATTCGCTGTAAGTTTCATTTAACATTCTTGACCAGATTTCCATAATTCTGGCTTTAAAGCGATCTATTTCTAATAAACTAGAAGTGTCTGATTTTTCAATAGTATCTTTAAATATGTCCATTAAATTTATCTGTTCCTAATCGTTTACGCTCTCGCATGTTAAAAAGAGTATCTTGATTGCCAAAATGAGGCTGTGTACCTCTAGCACTTATTATAAAGTTACCTTTTTGTCCACATTCTGGACATTCTTTCTTCTGTAACCTGTCTTTCATAGAACACATTTCATCAAAAACATGGCTATCTTTACATTCGTATTCGTAAATAGGCATAATTATTGTCTAATTAACTTAGAATAACCCCCTCGTGAGAAGGGGTTACAACTCAATTAACTACTATGAGCCTGGTACTACAAAAGCAACACCAGCATCGTTACGCAATTCAGCAACACCGTAAAGTGTGTCTGAAGTGAATAAGTCACCTAGCCATTCTTGTTTGTACTGTGTTTGACTTCTTACGCCAACTTGCTCTGCTAGAACTAGAGCATCTTTGTGCATAATTACGCCAACTCTATCTGCGCCAGAGTTACCAGAAGCAGTAGGGCATGAAGTAGAGATGTAAACATCCATACCGTAGATCATTCCAATCTTGCCAGTTTTAATTGCATCACCGTTACCAATGAACTGTTGCTCAGTAAATCTGTTAAGACCTAATAAGTCATTAGCTGCAACTGGAGGCATTACAATTACACGATTGTCCATAGGAACATCCGCATTATCTAGCTTTAAGATTAACGCTCTAATACCAGCATCCGTAATGTCTGCTGCGTTAGATGAGTTACCTGTATATAAAGCTGCACCAGTAGAACCAATGTATGCTTTTTCATACGAGTTTGCTGCTGCTCCACCGACTGTACCGCCTTGAAAGCCTTCAACTAAAGCAAATAGATCAGAGTCAACTTGTTTTGCTAGTGCAAAACCAGCATCATCCGTGTAGAACTTTCTCATTGAAGCTAATGCTTGAACTTCTGCAATATCTTCAATTAGCTTAGAATACTCGTAATGCTTATTGATTGTGACTGTTACTGCTGTGTTAGTTGCTGCTGACAACACGACTTGTGTATTAGCTGCTTTCGCACTTGCTGCACCCCTTGCTGGTACTGGGATGTAAATCGTATCACCTTTCTTACCTTTGTGTGATAACTTGGTGACTAAATTAGCCAACACAAGATTTGTTTTATAAGCACCTATAACTTCATCGCTCCACAATTCTGGGATGAAGTTATTGGCAACTGCGGCTGTTACGCCATTAGTTCCTAACGCCATGTTTCTTCTCCTGTTATAGTATTATTATTTGATCCTACCTTCGGCATACGCTGACTGAATTTCATCAGCAAGTGATGCGTAACGGTTTGGATCAGTTACCTGCAAGTTGATTAAATCAGCCCTGCGGTATATTTTTTTGCCACCTAAACTAGAATCTGAAGTTGAACGAGTCTCAGAACTTGTTGCTTTTAATGCTTTATCTCTTTTAATACCTTCTGCTGCTTGAACCTCTTTTGTCTTGTCAATCATGTTGACTTTATCGAACATATCGAAGAGTTCTATTGCGTAATCAGGTCGATAATCACTATCTGCTTTTTTAAACATTTCAGTTCGTATTGTTGATTCACCTACCCAGTTTTGAAACTCTTTAGTGGCAACTTTTTCTTGCCAATCTGGATATGCTTTCTCTAAAACACTTACTTGATGTTGTTGTGCCTGGATTGTTCGTTCTTTTCTTGCTTCAATTAATTCTGGATGGTTTTCTATAGCTTTATTTACTGCATCCGCAGGGTCACTATAAAAATCTTGTTCAAAATTAACTGCTTCTTCTAGTGGTGAAATAGTTTCGGCTGCTTTTTTTGCATCTTGTAAAGTTTGTATTAATGCTCGCTGTTCGCCTAACTCTGTGTTTTGCGTAGCTTGCATTTTTTCAAAATTTTGATGCATCTCTATTAAATCTTCAGTTGTTTTCCCAGCATACTTCTCAGGAATAATAGATTCAGGTTGTTGGGTTTCCCCAGCCTGTAAATCTTGGGTTGTATCTTCTGTAAATTGTTCCTGAACGTCTGTTATTGGTGCGCCTTCTGAAGGTGCAGTGTCTACTACTATACTCATTTGTGGTCTCCGCCCAGTAGGGTTATGAAGTTATGTAAATTTTGGAGTCTTAAAAAGAGTTACTCTTCTTGAGATTGTTCCAAAGTGATTTCAGTTGTGTTTTCAAGCGTTAATAAAAACCGAATAATTGACAACTGCCCTTTCGCCTCGAAAAGGTCTTTCTCATCAGACATTGTGTCGATATCTACTACATTAGTCTGTATGTTTTTTAATTCAGCAACAAGATCAAGCCATCCTTCTGACTCCATCATTGCTAACCTATCCTCTATAAACCGTTCATCTGTTTTTGACATAAATGGTTATCGTTTTATTGAGAGTTTCCGTTTACTACTGATTTTTGTGCTGCTGCTCTAGCATTAGCTAGGTTTAATATAGTCTCAGATTGTAAATGATCTACTTCTGGTATGTTACGAGCAGTCTCACTTCGCTTATTCTCTATATCAGCAGCCATCTTCTCTATGGTTATCTGATCTTTCTGAAGTTTAAGTATCTTCTGTTGGAAGTCCATTTCACTAGGCTGATTAATCATAGCTTCAGACTGCCACTTCATAGATTTAGCTTGTTCTTCTTGTGCTTCTGCTTTAGTCTTTTGAATGTTTGCTTCAAGCTGCTGCATTTCTAATTGCATGTGTGCTTGTTGCATCTGTTGTTCTTCTGGATTTGGCTCATTGCCTTGCATAAGCGCATTAACAATTTGATCTCTATTGTGCATAGAAGAATTTTGGAATGTTGCTAACAAGATAACATTAAAAGCAGGAGAGTCTTTAGGAATGGCTTGTAACATTTGGACCATTTGCTGCATCTCTAATTCTTTAGCCATAATGCCCATTGTTGAGTATGGTACAAACTTATAATCAGTAACAGGATAGCGGTCTACATCAAATTGTATCTTCCTATACATAGCTTTGTTAATCATTGGTATAAGGAATGTATTTTGAAAGTTCATTAAGGTGCGTTTCTGCCTTTTGATTGCAGCAGACTGCATCATTGACATACCACTAGCAGTATCATTGCTTGCACTACCAGTATCAGCCGAACCAGTACCCATTTGTATCATGTTTTGCAGCGCTGTTACCTGCATAAATGTTGTTTGGTCAGTTGTACCCATATCTAAAGGCATAATAGCTTCTCTAGGAGAGCCATTTGTTAGTATTGTTTTACCTGGGCGAATTTCAAATTTAATACCTCGTGGCAATCGAGTCGCATCGGCAGCCATCATTGGCGTAGTAGTTAAAGCCAAAGAATCAATTCTTGCTCTCATCTCTGCATCTAATGCTTTTTGTGGATTGTAGCCTTTTTCACAAACGCCTCTACCCCAAAACTTGTTTGGTACGCAGTCATGTTGATATGAAATAAAAGGGCGGTCTACCATCATAAAAGCGTTCTCTTCTACTCGCAAGATGTATTCATCATTTACTATAGTAACAACAGCTTCTACTAATTCATCAGATTTATTGTATTCAAAGTCATCTTTATCCGCTTTAGCCTTTAAAAAGCGCTTTGGAACTTTACCCCAATACTCTGTAATTTTTACTGAGTCTGATTCATCATTACTTTTAATTTCTGGATCGTAAGAAAAACGAGCTGATTGATAATCACCATCAATAGGTACATCTCTGTATATACCAGAGCGCATACCTTCAATAACATGGTATCTAGGTTTAATAACTTCATGGGCAACGCCTAATGCATCATTAATATTGTTAGCAGAAGGGTCAATAAGAAATTCTTTAGGACTAATTGGTTCAATGCGAACATCTATAGAAGGGATTTCCACTAACTGACGAGTGGTGGTAAGAGTACCTGCGACTGGTACTTCAGAGGG